GTTGTTTTTTGGATGCTTTGCTTTCATTTTTATTGTATTAAGTTAATATTTGCTTTCACCACCAAAAGCCGTGGTTTAGACGGCTTGGTAGTTGGTATCTATTTCTAGTAAGTAGCTTACTAATTATCCCTTAAACTTGGTCATATACCTTAAACATTCGATATCAGTTGTAAACTCCCCACCTATAAAAGAATGAAACCTCTCTTCTGTTATACTTCCTTTATAATTGGTTATTTTTAAAACTCTTGTATTACAAAACTCAGAACCTATAAAAGAATATATTGTTCTAGTTGTTTTATTACTTCCCAAGTCGTAATACTTTACATTTTTACCGAAGTCTGTTTTAATTTCTTTTATAAGTTTCATAATATATAAATTAAATTAGTAATTGTTTTCACCACCAAAAGACGTTGTTTAGACGTCTTGGTAGTTGGTTTAGTTGTTTAACCTAGATTTGATAAACCAATACATAGACTGTATACCATCCTCAGTTAAAACCTCTTGTATGTCCTCGCTATGTGCTTCACCACCTGCCTTCCAACCGTATCTAAAATACCTTATTGATAGCTTGTTTACGTGACCACTGTAGTCTATAAACCAAACAGTACCAGTATCCTTTGAGAACAAACTGTTAGACTCTATGTTAGACTCTACTGCCTTACTTACTAAATTAAATAAATCTGAAATTGTTTTCATAATATATAAATTAAATTGTTAATTGTTTACACCACCAAAAGACGTTGTTTAGACGTCTTGGTAGTTGGTTTAGTTGTTGTTTCTGTAGTCCCTAGCTTTCAACTCTGCCTTTATTTTAGATACTCTATCTTTAAATTTAGGTAGGTTTAAAAGTTCTTTTAACTCTTGTGTTGTTGACTCTGAAAGCATTAATTTTAAGTTGTAATTACTCATAATATATAAATTAAATTGTTAATTGTTTACACCACCAAAAGCCGTGGTTTAGACGGCTTGGTAGTTGGTTTAAATAGAATCATACATACTTTGTGCGTGTTTCTCTAACACTCTGTTTTGCTCTTGTACGCTCTTACATATAGGGTTTTTTACACTATAGTAATAGTTAACTAACTTGTAGTTATCATCATTGTCAACTGCACCCCAATGTGCTACCACATTATCGTTAAACCTCACATACATAATAGCTTGTAGTGGTAGGTCTTTGTCATTCAAAAACTCAGAGTAAAGGTGTATCTTTACCTCAAAAGAACCAAGATAACCAACACACTTTTTACCATCCATATGTGACCATTTAACGTCTTGTAATTTACTAATAAACTGCTCTACATTACTCATAATATATAAATTAAATTGTTAGTAGTCCACAAAGGTTGCGACCCTTTGCCATACATATAAAATGTAGGTAACCTCGCAATTAGGAATGGACTGTTTTATTACGGGACTTCGAGTAACAAACTCTGAGCGCCTCGTGGCTCATCATACTTGAAATTTCCAATGCATTAGTCAATCACTGTTTGTTCGCCTTAACGTATACATCTTAGTGTATCACGATGGGTTACCTAATGGTTATGGGTATTTCAATATTTCAAAGAACTTACATATATATGTTGTAATCCCTCAAAGGACTTGAGGTCTATATATGGTACACACAGAAGTGTTGTGTGCAAGTCAGTAAGGAAAGAACGTTGTAGCTATTTCGTTGCTACACTCCAAAGGTATGGAGATGTGGATGTTTTGACAAAATAAACTCGTTGAAATGCATATTTATTCGTTAAAGTGTGTTGGTTATCGATTAAGTGCACTTTTTAGGGGTTGAAATACATCGGATAAAGTGTATGGTTTCATCGATTAAGTGTATGAGGTGTTGTGGTTATTGGGGTTATAATGATACTATATTGATATCATATTAGTATTACTATTACATATAAATAACTATAGACTTATTATATAGACACGTAAAGTACATACAAACGTAAAGAGAGAGGCACCAAGCAGCGAACGTTCGCTAGTATGTAGCTATCAAATATATATTAGACCTCGTTACATATTAATAACGAACGTTCAACAAATGTAACTTTTACCCTATAGACTGTAATCGTATAATGTACTGCAGTAGTAATAACGTATAATGTAAGTAGTGCAGTCACCAATAGTCATAACTATAGTAGTGTTAGAGGATTTCAAAAGTTCGACTATAAAAGTGAAAAACTGAACCCCACCCCATCAAAAATATTCGACTTTCCCTTGAGCAACCGACCCTCATATATTGGTATAGACCCTAACTTCCCGTCGACCACGAGTATTTTTCTACTACAATTTTTCTACTACAATTTTTTATAATATAATTTTTCTACTATATAGTTACCTGTTCATTATAAGCACCTGTTCATTGTCACTGAACACCAGAATTTATTGAACAGCTGCAACCTGCACACTCCAGAAACATGAAACATACCCCTCAGAGCTATTTTAAGCATACTCTCGTGCATTTAAAAAGTTTTCTGGTGTTATCCCTTAGGAAGATTTTATAAGACCCCTCAAAACATCTTATTTTAATTTAGGCTATAATAACCCATCATCACTGTGAATAGTTTTTAGACTGCAGTTATCCACCTCATGGTTGTGTTGAAGTTTCTAGGTTGTAGTTTCGATTAGAGTTGCGGCCTCTCCGGATTGAGTTAGATAAGAAAGTAATATAAAGAATTACCCGTATATTGTTATATAGATAAGGTTTAACCTTAGTAAGGTTTCTTTAGTAAGGTACCTATACTTAGGTTACTTTACTTAGGTATTCTATTATCGGGTATCTTGTATTAGGTATCTTAAGTAAGGTATCTTAAGTATAGTATCTTTACTTAGGTTTCTTTAGTAAGGATATCTTTATAAGGGTTTCTTTAATTGGGTATCTTTAGTTAGGTATCTTTATATAGGAACCTTATAGATATACCTCATCCCCCTACCCCCTTCGCTGGCAAAGATACAAAAATTATCCGGATATGCAAATTTATAACCTAAAAACTTTTTATTGTAGATATATTTGGTGGTCTGGGATATATTCCGTACCTTCGCAGAGGATTATAAAATGTAACCTTATGATATCAGTTTTTGATTACTTACTAATAGCCGGGGTGTTTGTAGCCTTATTTGTTATTAGTTACCTAGTAGATAGGCAGTTAGATAAAGATTTAAATTACAGAGATTATGGAAAAGATGAAGAATAAGAGATTTATAGCGTACTACCGTGTGTCAACAGAACAGCAGGGTCAGTCTGGATTGGGATTAAGTGCCCAACAGAGAATAGTAAGGGACTTCTGTCAAAGTTCTGGGGAGTTGTTAGGGGAGTTTACAGATGTGGAGTCTGGTAAAAATGACCAGAGAGCAAACCTTGACATGGCAATGGATGCGTGTGTCAGGTTAGATGCGGTACTTGTTGTTAAAGATTTGTCTAGGGTCTCTAGGGGAGGTTATGGTGTGATGATGAAGTTGCAGGATGCAGGGGTTGAATACATCGAGGCCGGGTCACCTTACGACAACCAGTTGATAAAGGAGATTAAGTTCTCATTAGCTAGGGAGGAGAGGGAGAAGATATCTGGGAGGACTTCATTGGCCCTTCAGGAGATTAAGGAGAAGATTGCTAACGGGATGGAGCATGTATCTAAGAGTGGGAGGGTTGTGACCTCATTGGGTAACCCTGAGAACCTTACAGACGATGCTAGGGCTAAGGGTAGGGTTACACACCAGAGGTTGGCTTATAACCGTAGTAAGCAGTCTGGTTCTTACGCTGTGGCCCTGTATAAGAGTGGGGTTAATAAGAGTGGGATTACTAAGTTACTTAATGAGAATGGGTTTACTACAGCTAGGGGTAAGAGCTTCTCTATCACCCAGACCGGTAGATTATTAGATAGATATTTAGATTAAAAACTAATCATAAAACATTTTTTCGTACATTTGTTTCATGGAGACAAGATTAGTAAAATTTAATATAAAAAACTTCGTTGAGGATTTCATCTTGGCGAGGGAGTCTGGGGACTTAGACTCTGAGCAGGAGTTAGTTGACAGGTTTGTGGAGTTCTTTAGTTGTAGTTGTTTAGATGTTCAGGATGGTTTAAGGTCTTACATATACAACAATGCATTAGCCTCACAGTACCCTGATTTACAAGACCTTACGATTGAAATTAACGGTATTTTTTAGAAGTTATTTATTTTTTGTATATTTGCAGGGTATAATAATATAAACATTAAAAATTTTTTAAGATGAGTAAGAGAGCTTTTACAGATATCAGGGAAGTCGTTGTAACTTTTGATAATGCTGCGGGTGCAATGTCCCCGGATGCCTACAAGGCTGCAATTAATAAAGTAGAGGAGCTTGAGGGTTTAGCCTTCCAAGACCCTAACATAAGTGACCTAACTAATGTCACAACAGTAATGACTGGTACATCACGTTACAGGTTGTATAGTTTTGACCTTTCGGTTAAGTTTAACCTAGGTGAGTATGACTTTATATACATAGAGACTGTACCAAACGTAGAGAGCCTTTCGTAGGTTTACAAAGGTTTAGATTAAGTATAAGGAGACCCTACTAGTTTAGGGTCTTTTTTATGCAATAAACTTTTTTGTATCTTTGTTGCCATAATATAATAAAATACGATGGCAATATTTGAAAAGATTGAGAAGGAGAAGGTTGACCTTATATTAAAACTTAGGTTAGAGGGGAAGTCTTACAGGGCTATAGAGAAGGAGTTAGGTGTATCTAGGGAGACAGCTAGGAACTACTGTATAAACCTACTAACAAAGGAGGCTAAGGCGTCCTTAGAGAGGAGGAAGAAGAGGAAAAGGAGTGATAAGATAAGGGCTGCTAATGTAAAGTCTACAACACGTTTAAAACCAAGGCCAAGGCATACGTCTGTTAGGGACTACGACTTCCTGCAGTATATCCGGGTTGTGTATAAGTGGGCTATAAGTAATAACAAGGAGACCCTGAACAAGGGTAAGTTAGACTTGTTACTGTATCTATACCCTAAGGGTGCGTTTACATTCAGTGAGTTCTACAACTTCCACAAGACTATTAGCATGTTCCAAGCTAAGACCTTAGAGGAATTCATAAAGGATGGGTGGGTATACCTGTGGAGACCAAAGAAAGATAAGCAGAGGGCCTTATACGCCCTCACAAATAAGTCTAAGAAGTTGTGTGACTCAATGCACAAGTACTGTGTAGGTGATGAGGAGCTACCAATAACCCCGGAGAAGAATGCCTTGTTTAAGGTTGGTGGTAAAAGGATTAACAACTACTACGGGGATATGATTAAGAAGATGAATAAAAGGGGTAGTAAGTAACTACCTCTTCTTTTTCCTACCGCCCTCACCCTTCCTACCACGGTTTGTAGCCGTTTTAACGAACTTATTCGTTGCGTGGTCATAGTCTAGACCTTTTGTAGACTTACCAGCCTTCTTACGGGCCCTAACCTTTGCGTTAGCTTCAGCTCTTTTTTTCTTCTGAGCTGGTCTGGCGTTTATTTTCTTATCGGTTGCTGCTTTCTTCTTCCTTGCCTTAGCGTTTTTCCTGTAATACTCTGCACTACTAGCCATAAAATTTAAATTTAGATTTTTTTACGTATATTTGCAAATATACAAATTTTATGAGAGACACTAATAATTACCTAGTTAACTGGGCTAGACCATGAACAAGTTAATATCCTACTACAAATCCACAACCCTTGCAGGTAAAGGAATTATAATATCCTTTTCAACAATACTATCAGTAATACTGTCCATGAAAACAGCCCTATTCGGACTATGTATGCTAATACTCTTTGATTTACTCACAGGTATTAGAGCTACCCTACACCAGAAGAAAATCCCCTTCAACATATTAAAGAAACCCTTCTGGACATCCATCCAGAGTTACTTACTTAGGAGGACATGGAGGAAGGCCTACGAGTACGGTATGGGGATACTAGTTATAGCTACGTTTGAGACATTTATATTCGGGGAGCCTATGGCTGTGATGTTGGTTAATAGAACCTTTACGTTAGCTGAGATGGCCACAATGATACCAGCACTTGTTGAGGTGTGGTCTATATTCGAGAACTTCGAGAAGGTGTCGCATAGGAATGTATTAAAGAATATGATGTACGTACTACCACCTAAGTTTAGGAAGGTTTTAACAGGTAAGGGGGACTTCGAGGATGACTCCTGTGATGATAGTGATACAGACATAGATATAAACATAGACATAGATAATTTAGAGAGATAGTTATGGGGTTAAAGTTTGGTAATAGTAGTAAGGAGAGGAGAGATACGTGCCACAAGGATTTAATATTAATCTTAGATACAGCGTTATCTTTAAGTAATGTGGACTTTGGTATATCAGAGGGGCACAGGACTATTCAAAAGCAACAGGAGTACTATGCGATAGGTAGGACTACAGAGTTGCATAGGAAGCCTATAACTAATGTTGATGGGGTTAAGAAGAAGGGTAAGCACAATTACAAGCCATCCCTAGCTGCGGATATATACATATGGCATTCAGATAAGTCCACAAGGAGGAAGATAGCTTATGATAAGGTACACATAGCTTATGTGGCGGGTATTATAGATACTGCAGCAAAGTTGCTGTACAAGCAAGGTAAGACTTCACACACAATCAGGTGGGGTGGTAACTGGGATAGAGATGGGGTTATAGCCTTTGACCAGAGTTTTGATGACCTACCACACTTCGAGTTAATTAAACCATAAAGTTTTGAAGGTAGACACAACAAAGTTGATGTTGTTTATCCTTGTACTTATAATGGGGTATAACAGCTTCTTTAAGGAGGTTGAAGTTCCGGAGCCTACACCTGTCACAGTTACTATACCGGAGAGTTATGGGACTACAGGTTTACAGCAGGTTGAGCCTCAGGTTGTTGTTGTTCAGGTACCCTCTTATGGTAACAGTAATGAGGTTGTAGATGTGGATAAGGTCTGGAGGGATGCCTATGATAAGGCTAGTCAGGATATAAAAGATAGCTTATACATAGAGGCAATAAAGATACAAAAGTATTCAGATACACTTGTGGATAATGATGATATTTACATAAAAGGGGATGTCACAACTAGAGGTAGTATGCTGGATTTTAAGGTAGATTACAAGATAAAAGAAAGGGGTCTAACTTATGTACCAGAGACTGTAATACAGTACCCTAAGTTGAGTTTAGGTGTTGGTGCTGAGTTAGGGGTACCTACGGTACTAGGGGATAGGTTTACATTAAAAGGTAATTTAAAGTTTATGAACCAGAAGGGTGGTGAGATATCTTTAGGCTATGACACTAATAAAAATGTGTGGTTAGGTTACACCCACAGATTCAAGATAATAAAGTAGTGCTTACGAATTTTAATTATATTTGCACAAACAAAAACACAACAAATGGGTAGGATAAGTAAGGAAGAATTATACGCAATAAAGAAGGTTCCTACCTTGGGGGACACTGTAATAGGTACTGATGCACAGAACAAAGATATTACAGTACAGTTTCCAGTAGAGGCTTTTGGAGAGGGTGGTGATGGTTCCACTATATTTAATAATAACAGGTTCAAGAAGGTTGAGATAGGTGATGCAGTTACCCCTTCAGAGGTAGCAACCTTAATTAACAATATAACACCAACCGTAGAGGTACTAGCAGATGAGGTAGTACTTTTTTCATCACTAAGGCCCCCACAAAAAGAAGGGGAGATTTCATCTTTACAGCTCTGGGCACTTCAGGGTGTAGGTAAAGGGACTTATGGTGTAGGTGGAACTATAACAGTCTTAGATTCACAACCTTTTATAATAGATTCAGGGTTAACTGTTGGTGTGTTCAACCCCGGGGATGTTATAAACTCCGAACTTGTAGACTTAGGAGATTTCTCTTCGTCTACAAACCTAGTTGATATAAAAAATGATTTAATAAGTACCATAAATGGAAGTTCTAGTACATATGTAATTGAATCTGGGACAAATTGGTACTTTGAGGGTAATGTTGTAGGTAGGGGTAGGGTACTTTACGGTTGGCAGGGGCCTAATGGGACTTACGGTAATGGAGGTTCCCTTGCGAATAGTAATGACCTATTCTTAATAATAGATGAGGGTTCACAGGAGATAGAAGGCCCTACAGGTTTAGAGAATATTACTGAAGGTGGTAAACAGGGTTGGAGATTAAAATTTAGAGACCCTCAGAATTATGGGGATATAGGAGAGGGTGCAATAGACTTCTCAAAGTCTACACAACCAAGTTCCACTAATGGGGCCACAGGTGAGGGTTCTATAGCCTATGGTGTGGATGTCAAGGCTCCGGGGTTTGGCTCTTTTGTGTCAGGGGGTAACTCTGAGATATCTGGTACTTTTAACTCTGGTTTTGGGGAGTTTTTAATATCTAATGGGTATGGTTCTTTAATCACAGGTTTTGATAATATTGAAAACTCTCA